TCTAACTCATTATCTAACAATGACCCATGGTATGTAGATGGTTTAAATGTCATTAAAGATGTTGCAAAGATTGGTACTACTCCACTTCGTGGTGCTGTACAGGGTCTGCTTACTGTAGGTCAAAAGTCTTATGAGGCTGGTGGCTGGGCACGGCAAAAAATTGAACAGGGCATCCTTGATACACCAATGATGTACAACAAGTTCAAGAACGCTGACGAAACCTTTGACCAATACAAGCAACGCGTTAACGAAAACAAAGACAAGATTTCTATTGGAGAGGCAGCACTTTCTGTCTTAAGTCCTGGTAAGAACGCTGCAGACCGTAGCGGTTGGTTCCAAGACTGGACTGATAACAACCTACGCTTTATGTCAGCGGGCTTTGACTTGTTCAATCCTGATGACCGTAAGGTTGCTTTTAACAATCAATACACAGGTAAATTTATTTCTGGCATGTCGGATGCTGTTGCTTCAACAGTTATTGACCCATTGACAGTTACTGGCTTCTTAGGTAAAGGCGCTGTCATTGCAAGTAAAGGCTTGCGCTATGAGAACATCAATGGCAAGTTGGCTCGTGCGGTATTTGGCAAGTTTGCTGCTACTAACGATTCAATGGATAACATTCTTACCAAGGCTCTTGCAGAAGAAAAGGGTCAGGCTTGGGATGATATTAACTTCCTTGCAAAGTCAGATGCTGTAGGTCAGGCTGGTTATTGGGCTGATAAGAAAGTAACAAACCCTGATGCTATGGCGTACCTTTTTGGTCGCGCTAATTCACCAGAGGAAGTTGTACAAACTTTCAAGGCTGTGCTTGGTAAAGATACCAATGCCATGGCTATCATTGCAGAAAAAGACCCAGAGGCTGCAACCGTTCTTGATGCAATGAATGAAGTTCCACATCCACACAAAGAACTTCTTAATGGTAACTTGGCTGGAGATATTCTTATCTCGCCAGAATACAACAAGGCTGTTGGCTCTTATGTTGCTGACCTTGCTGCCAACGATACTCGCTATCGCCTTGCACTTAATCAAGTTGCTACTGGTGGTACAGAATTTAAATATGGTTTTGAGCGTGGCTTTGCCAAGGGTGGCGCAATCAAGGCTGCACAAAAAGAAGCAGCACGCGCATTTGGTGAGCCAACAGAAACTATTATTCAAAAGACTTCATTGCACCCAGCAATCAGAGTTGTTAACTTTTTTAGCGAGGAACGCCCAAGTGGTGTCTTTAATGTTAACGATGGCAACTCTTACCGCGACTTCAATGTATTTCTTCGTGAAGCAAATGATTTGTCAAAAGGTACATTTGGTGCAGAGGCTCGTACTCATGCCGATAACTACCTTGCAGCACAAACACCTGGCGAGCGCCTTAAGGTAATTGCCGAGGCTGAGCAAGGTGCAATCAACAATTTGTTTCCAAACTTTACTGAGAAGCAACTCAAGGACATCTATCAGATTTACGATGTACGCCGAGCCAATGCTATCCAGCGCCATCAGGACCAAGGGTTCATCTCATACTTTGAAGGTGACCATCTACAGCATGCAGTAAGCCTTCCAGTTCTTCGCAGCGAGTCAGCAAACACTGTCATCATTGCAGACCTACGCAAGTTAAAGTTTGGCGTAGATGCACACATGAAGGTTTTGCCAACACTTCTTGACGGCGCAGATATTGAAAGCGGAATTATCCGTGGTATTCGCGGTGCTGCTACCCTTGATACTATCAATGATATTTTTAAAACTTCTGTCTTAATGCGACTTGGTTACACCACTCGTAACCTTGCAGAAGCACAACTATCTATGTTGGCTAAGGGCTTTGCTTTGCCATCAGTTGTTGCCTCAGGCGGTAAAGATGCGGTTGACCGTTTCTTTAATAACCGTAAGGTTGGCTTCTCTCGTTTGTCAGACCATGTAAATGTAATGCTTGGTCGCCGTGATGACATCAAGGTAATGCAAAATGAATTTGCTCAAGAGGGCGACAAGTTGCGTTCTATTGAACAGTCTAAGCAATATCTTGCAGATGCAGTATCACAGCGTATTGCAGAAATTGAAGGCTCACGAGTTGGCAAAACAGTTCAAGGAATTGTTAATGCTGTTACTTCTGACATCACAGGAGAGACAGCAATCCCAACCGAAGTTGCACAGAAGTATGCATTTGAGGATGAAATTAAGCGCCTTAAAGGTGTACTTGCTGACCTAGAGTCACATACTCTTTACCATGGTTCACCCAATGATTTGAACATTGATTCATCTCGTGGGCTTGCATTATCTGCATCACCTGGCGTTGCACGCCGTTATGCAGAAGGCGGTACATATCACTCTGTTGAACAGTACATTCCAACCAAGACTGGTCGTCCTGGTCGCCTTGGCAGAGTACCAGAAGCGCGCCGAGGTGAATCACCTGAGGCTGCATATCCAACTGAAAAACGCCAAGGCGTTCTTGATGAGGCTAATCTTAAACTGCAAGCAGATATGATTGATGCAGTTAATGCAGGTCGCAAAGTAGAAATGAAAGATGCTGCAGGTAACTGGCGCAGAGTTAAGAGCATTGATTACAATACTTTGGTTCTTGCTGCAGAAACCGATGAAGCAGAAGTAACACTATTTGGTAAAGACCGTTGGTCACACCGTCCAGTATTCCGTGTTAACTATAGTCCAGGAAATGTTGAGCCAGTGCGTGTCTATGGCAAGCCACTTAACCTACTTAAATGGAATTCAACCGAAGCACTTGGTACACGCCTTGGAAGTAAGAGCGAAACTTGGGGAGCAATTCCTGCAGATGTTAAAGCGCTCTTTGAAAACAAAGCATCTAACTTTAATACTTGGGTAAAGACTAAAGGTTGGCAAGACCAGAACGACCCAATCTATAAGTACATGCGTGAAAACGGATACGGTCGCATGGTTGTCCCAGATGACCGCAAGGCTGGCGGAGTTACACATATCGCGCTACCTGAGGCTATTGGTGGCAAGGGTCGTACTGCTGAGGTTAAGCGCTCTGTTCAAGCAATGATGGATGAGACACAAGGTGCCGTACTTCCAGTAGACCAAAAGTTTAAAACGCCAGAAGAACGCCGTGCTGCTCGTAAAACATTTGCACGCCAACAGCGTTCTGGCTTAAGAGATATACCAGTGTCTCCTTATTACCATCAAGATAATATCCAAGCCATTATCAATAATGGTATTGAAGATGCAGCAGAAAATCTTTCACGCATGTATGCAACATCACATGCTCACATGGATGATATGGCTACACGCATTGGCTCTCGCATTGATGCTGCCGAATCTATGGCTGTCAAGCAACGCCTTGGTTATGGAACACAGAAGATAACTGTTCCTAATCAGATTGATGCCAATGGTCATACCTACACTTTGCCTAAAGTTTTTGAAGGTGCCTCATGGTTCCTTGGTCGCACCTCTGCCGAGCAGACATGGAACGCCATGGTTTCCTCACAGGAGATGGCATTTACCGCTGGCATAGGTTCCCGCTCTGTACGCCTTGTGCAGCCGTCTGACCCCCGTTACTTTGAGGGCTGGGCAAATATACTCAACATGCACTTCCGTAACCCTGAAACGGGCGAAATGGACCCAGTGGTTGAAAAGATTATTCAAGGCGCAAACGATGAATCTATCCTTCGCTGGTTTAAGACAAACGAGGGCAGCACCTATGCCAATGATACTTACACTCGTGTTGGCAATGGAATTGGTTTTACCGCAATTAAGGGTGGCGAAAGAGACGAAGAACTTTTAAAGAAGATTCGTACAACTCGTGGTGCTGTTAAGGCTTATCTTCCAGATGCTGAAACAGCAGACATGATTACAACCATGAAAGCCAATGGTAAGCCACTTACTGGTGGAGAAGTACAGAAGTTTCTTATTGACCGCTTTGGTAAGTCACCAGAAAACTTAACACCTCTTAACGGTTTGCTTGTAACTACATCAAAAGAATACAAGGACCAAGAGCGCATCATTGATACAATCAATCGCCGTGTCATGCGTTTTCTTGGCTCACTGCCAGAAGATGTATTTGCTCGTCACCCATTGGCAAGCGCTGTATATGACCAGCAACTACGCCGAAACATTGCTGCTATGTCAGCGATGAAGGGCGGAGAAGAACTTACTGCCGAAGAACTTAACCGTGCAGTACGCGCTGCTCGTGAAAAGTCTCGCACAGAAGTTGAAAAGACTTTGTTTACAATCGTGCGCCGTACAGGTGCATCATCCAGCCAGACAATGAAGTTGCTCTTTCCGTTTTACGCAGCGTTTGAAAATACCGCACAGCGTTGGGGTGGAATGGTTGCAGAGAACCCAGCGATTGCTGCTAACACAGCCCGTACAATCGCACAGGTTGTCAATGGTCAGATGGTTGTAGACCAGAACGGCAATGAGATTAAGGATGCTACAAAGATTGGTGGCAACGCTAACCTAATCGTTCGCGTTCCTCAAGGATTCATTGACTCATTACCTAAATCATGGCGACCAATCGTTGAAGATTCATTTAAAAATATCAGCATACCTTTGTCAAGCCTTGATGTAATTACACAGGGTCAGCCAGGTAACCCAGGCGTTGGACCATTTGCTGTACTGCCTGCGTATTTGATTCTTAAGCAACAACCTTCTTTAGAAAATGCTTTATCAACATTTTTCCCAGCAGGTATGCCACAGAGTGCAACAGATTTGTTCACACCTCCAGTCATCAGGCGACTTGGAACTGTCTGGAAGAAAGACGAACTTTATGTTCGTACCTTTAATCAGATGCTCCGTTATGAAACATATCGTTTTAATACTGGTGAGCGTACAGATGCACCAACAGTTAAGGAAGTTACAGACCGCACCAACAAGTTCTACTTGCTTCGTGCCTTTACTTCTTTAACAATGCCCTTTGCTGTGTCACCTGAGGTTGACTTCTACCGTCAACAGTACCTACAGTTACAGCAGAAGTACGCTGACTACACAGAAGTAGGTCCAGATGGCAAGCCTCACCGCGTTATTGGTAAGGCTGATGCTGAATTCCTTAAGATGTACCCAGATTACTTTGAGGCAACAGTAAGCCTTTCAAAGAATCCAGGTGGTATTGAGCCAAGCCTTGGCACAGTAAGCAACTTAAAGAAGTTCAGTAACCTTATGTCTGTAGCACAGAGCAAAGGTGACCCTGAACTTATTGGCTTCCTTGCTAATGATGGCGATAATAAGTACACCTTTAGCCAGGCTGCGTATCAATGGGAGTACAGCCATGGCTCTGCTCCAGGCGCTGGTTCTAACTATCTACAGAACCGTACTGCTGGTGAGATTACAACTGAGGCTAATATCAAGAAGGGCTGGACCGAGTTCCAAGCACTTCAAAAGCAAATCAATACTTACAAGATTCAGAACGGCATAACTTCTGATACTGCTCCAGAAATGCAGAAGATTAACTGGGCTAAACAGCAATGGTTACAGTGGCAGGCTAAGAATAACCTTGATTGGTATTCACAATATGCAGCCCCTGACCGCGCTAAGTATGCACGCCGTGCAGAGATTCTTCTTCAAGCCACCCAAGACCCTAAGTGGATGGCTCAGAATGGCGACAGAACTGTAGTTAAGAATATGATTCTTTACTTAGATGTCCGTCAGCAACTTCAAACAGAACTAGAAAAGCGCTACAAAGCAGGCGGTTCACGCAGTCTTACTGCTAAAAAGAATGGCGACCTTGCTTATGCACTTGACCAATACAGAACACAGTTAATTGCAAACTCTCCTGAAACAGAAAGTTTCTTTAATCGTTACTTCGCAAATGATACGGTGGTAATTTAATGGCTGGTACAGATAAGAAAGCAACAACGCCTGATACAAAAAAGAATACAGGCAATAAGGCTCCAGACATTACAACACTTGCTGCTGGATATACAGGTGGTTCGGGTGGCACGGGCGGTGCCATCTTTACACCAGCCGAAGGCAACTATGTGGTTCAAACTGTTTTCCAGCAACTACTTGGAAAGAACGCTACGGGTAATGACTATGCAAAGGCTTATGCCATTGCCATGGCTCAGTCCTCAGATTCAAGTATCTACGCACGCCAACAGGCTGTAACCAATGCAGTCATGCAATCACCCGAATATCAGGCTCGTGAAGATAACAAGTACCTAGATGCTATCTATAATGAAGTAGCAGCAGATGTAAGGAGAACTCGTCAATAATGGCTGACACAAATAATCCTTATTTCCCATCAGATGTAGTTACTCCAGAAGATGAATTAAAAAAGAATTACATTGGCTTAGAACAAATCAAAGCCAAATTGTCCAGCCTTAAAGTTGGTTCTGCCGACTACAATAAATATAAGGCTGCTTTAGATGCAACTAACGCACGCATTAAAGAACTTGAAGCAGCATCTACTGCTGCTCGTACTGCTACAAAAGCAAAAGAAACTGTTAGTAAACGACAGAAACTTGTTGATGATGTAACTCGTGCTAATGACTATGGTACTGCAGCGGATAAAACAAAGGCTCAGGCAGCGCTAGATGCATTTGATGGTAAGGCATCACCAAGCAATAAGCCAGGTGCTGGCTCTGTTAAGTATGTTGGTCTTGGCACAACTGAAAGTCCATTAACTGCAGATGGTAAAGCATTTACTGGAACTAAAGATGGCAAGCAATATAACAATGGTATTGTGCTTGAGCCTAAGCCAAAGACTCCTGATACTAAAACACCTGGTGTAAAAACTCCCCCGCCAGTAGGTACTGCTGCAGATTCCGACCCTAAAGGTATTTGGGTTGATGCTCTTAAGGCTACATTTAAAACTGGTATTGATGACCCTACACAAAAGGCTCAGATTGATAACCTTATTACACAGGCTAAGGCTGGTGGCTGGAAAGAAGCCACATTCATGGAAGCCCTCAAGAATACTACTTGGTGGTCACAAACACTTCCAACCCTTCGCCAATTCTTTTTAGATACCCATGACCCACGCCAGGCTGCAACATTTGCACAGACAATGCTTAACAAGGTTGACACAATTCAAGCAAAGATGGAAATGCTTGGTATTAAAGTCAATGACATTGACCCAGTTACTGGCAAAGTAATTGATAACAGGGCTGCAATTAAAGAACTTGCTGCTCAATCATTGCAGAATGGTTGGGATGATAACCAACTAGCACAACATCTTGCTGCTAAGTCAGATATTATCTTTACTGGTGGTGGACAACTTGGTGGATATGTAGACCAGATTAAGCGCCAAGCACTTAACTATGGCGTGGCACTTGACAACAATCAGTTGACTACAATCCAGCGTGACTTGCTTAATCCACAAGATGGCAAAGATGCACAGTGGTATCTTAACAATATCAAGCAACAGTCTATTGATGCTAACCCAGCCTTTGCTGCATCTCTTAAAGAAGGTCGTTCTCTTTACGATGTGACAAGTTCATACCGTAATCAGATGTCTGCTTTGCTTGAGGTTGACCCAACTAACATTACATGGAATGACTTGATGAATAAAGTTATGAACAAAGATAAAGGCACAGCCAATACCTTTGCTGACTTTACTAAGTTAGTTAAGCAAGACCCACTATGGCAGACTACAAAGAACGCCAAAGAAACCTACTCAAATACAGCGCTTGATTTAATGAAGCAGTTTGGATTCATGGGCTAATGGCTAGAGCAACAGAAGAAGATAGTAACCTAGGTTTTTACTCACCTGCTTTAGCAGCATTAACTGGTGAAGGCGAAAAAGGAAAGACTGCTGCACAAAATGCTGCAGCAGATGCTGCTGCTAATGCTGCTGCTAATGCTAAAACAGTAACCAATACTCGTACTGGGATTACCGCTGCTATAGGTACACGCCTTGGTGACCTTCTTACTTCACAAAATGCTGCTTATGATGTTGGTGCTGCAAAGAAAGCAAATCAACCAACCGCTCCCGCTGGATATGAATATAAGTGGATAGGTGGAGTAGCAACTGGTGATTGGCAACTATACAAACTTCCAGCCCCCGCAGCCACAAGTGGCGGAGGTTCTGGTAGTGGCTCAAGTGGCGGTGGGAATGATAGCAATAACCTTGCCATTAACGCTTTGCAACAAAAGTATGATGCTTTACTTCAACAGAATACCGCTGCTGCAGATGCTCAAAAGAAACTAAACCAGGCTAATGTTTCTACAGCCATTGAAGATTTCCGTGCATCTCTTAAACTTGCAGGACTTGATTCATTGGTAGATACTATTGATGGATATATTAAGCAGGATTTAACTGCAGCACAGATTAAGATTAACCTTGTTGGAACACAGGCATACAAGGATAGATTTCCTGGTATGGCAACGCTTGCTGCTAATAACCGAGCAGTCAGCGAGGCTGCATATATCTCAATGGAACGCGGATATACACAGGTACTTAGTGCCTATGGATTAGATGAAAAGACATTTGGCTCACGGGAAAAGTTGGCTACATATATTGCCAATGAAGTATCACCTACTGAGTTTGAGAATCGTGTCCAGTTAGCAGTGGACCATGTAAAGAAGAACCCTGATGTTCTTGCTGCTCTACATAACTATTATGGCGTAGATACTGCAGGTGCTGTTGGTTATCTCCTTGACCCTAAGCAGGGTATGGATGTTATTAACAAGCAGGTACGCGCTTCTGAAATTGGTGCTGCTGCTGAGACATATAAGTTTGATATTGACAAGGCTGCTGCTGAAAGTTTCATTGCTGCCACAGGCTCCACTGACCTTAATACTCTTAAGCAAGAGTTTGGCAAGGCTCGTCTATTGGCTACAACTCAATCTCGTTTATCTCAGATTGAAGATGGCAAATATAACGATACCGAAGCAGTGTCAACAATCCTTAATAATGACCAGCAAAAACTTCTTGAATCACAACAGCGTGCTATGCGTGAACAGGCTCGCTTTGCTGGCAGTGGAGGCGTAGGCAACTACTCCCTCCGTGAATCTAGCGGAATATAAAAGAATCCCCACCCTGATAGACCAGCCCAGGGGGGCGTAAAAGACTGGTAGCAATAGCCAACATGGTTTCCCCGAACCTTGTTTGTGGATTGCGAATACAACTAACAAAGGGAGATAGGTAGATGGCTACCAATTATGACGAAGATGACGATTTAGATTTTGAGGATGGACCTCAAGATGTCGTCAAACAGTTACGCAAAGTAAACCGCACACTTGAAAAGCGCCTTAAGGAACTTGAACAAGAGGCGACTACTTTGAAAACTCAGACCCGTCAGCGCACCGTAAAAGATGTGTTGAGTACAAAGGGTATTAACCCCAAGGTCGCAGCCCTCATTCCGCAGGATATTGAACCTACGGAAGAAGCAGTATCAAACTGGCTCAATGAGTGGGGCGATGTATTCGGAGTTAAGACAGAAGAAGCAGCAGAGCCTGCTCCTGTCAACCCAGGGCTACAGGCTCAGAAGCGAATCAATGATGTGGTATCTAGCGCACAGGCACCAGCCTATGACGAAGATATTGCAAACAGAATTGCCAATGCCAAGGATGCCAATGAACTCAGCGCCATTATGGGTGTGCAAGTTTACAACTAACACACAACTACCAATCACCAGGAGGTGAACTACATGGCATATACAGATTCCTCAGCCCTCGCAGGCTTAGTAAAAACTGCTTATGACCGCTATGTTGAGTTCGCGCTTCGTGCTCAGCCACTGATTCGTTCAGTAGCAGACAAGCGCCCTGCTCAGCAAGCAATGCCAGGTTCAAGCGTTGTATTCTCACTCTACAATGACCTTGCACCAGCAACCGCTGCACTCTCATCAGAAACAACTGACCCAGATGCAGTAGCACTATCAGATGTAACAACTGTTTCAGTAACACTTGCTGAATACGGCAACGCTTCACTCGTTACCCGTAAACTACAGTTGTTCTCACTCTCAGATGTTGACCCTGCAGTTGCAGACATCATCGCTTACAACATGGCAGACTCTATTGACAAGATTGCAATGGAAGTTCTACGCCAGGGTACAAATGTTATCTACTCAGCATCATCAACAGCACGCACATCAACTGCTACAGTTACAGCAACAGATACAATCTCTGCTGCTAACATCCGTAAGACAGTTGCTAAGTTGCGTTCAAACAAGGCTGTTCCACGCGAAGGTTCACTCTACTGGTGTGGTATCCACCCAGAAGTTTCACACGACCTCCGCGCAGAAACAGGCGTTGGTGGATGGAACGACATGCACAAGTACGCAGAGACAGGCACAGGACAGTTCTGGGCTGGCTCAATCGGAACATTTGAAGGAGCCTTCTTTGTTGAAACTCCTCGTATGTACCGTGGCGTAGACGGTGCAGACCAGTCAGCACTTGCTACAACAGCAGTGACTGTTGCTGGTACATCAGGAGGAGTTACACTTGGTGTGGCTTCAACATCTGTAATTGCTACTTCTGCAGAAGCAGGAGATAAGATTTCAGGTACAGGTATTGCATCAGGTGCAAAGATTACATCTTTGGTTACATCTGGTTCAACAACCACAATCACTGTAGATACAGTACACACTGCTGCAGTAACAGCAACAACTGTCGTAACAGTAACTCCAATAACAGCCGTCTACCGCACAATCGTTGCTGGTAAGCAGGCTCTTGCTGAGGCTGTTGCACAGGAACCAAATGTTGTTATCGGACCAGTCGTTGACCGCTTGATGCGTTTCCGTCCAATCGGATGGTACGGCGTACTTGGCTTCTCTCGCTACCGTGAGGCTGCTATGTACCGTATTGAATCTTCATCTTCAATCCAGGCATAGTTTAAATGTAGTGGAGGGGGCGGGTTCGCTCGCCCTCTCTCTACACCTATAAGGAGGAATCATGGCGCAATATGAATTTGTTACACCATCGGTTAAGGAAACACCGATTGCTTGGGACAGATTGTTTATTCGCTATGGCATCCACCGTGGCGTTTCTGTCTTAATGGTTGACGGGGTATACTCTACATATCGCTTCCCTGCTCAAACTGACATAGCCAATTCTACCGAGCACTATCTTGGTGGGCACACATACATTATTGACGAAGCCACAAAGAATCGTTTAACCAACGCTTCCATTGGTGGCGTATACGGAGATTACATAACAGCGATATGACACTACATCAAATACAAGTGCATCCAGAGTTTGTTGAAGGATGCTTTGGTTGCAAGTTAGGCACACTCCAATTATCCCCAGGAGATGCTGCAGCAAATAAGGCAATGCCCCAGAAAAAATGGGATGCAGAACTTAACGCATATTCGGCAGCAAGAAAAGAAGGCATACAGCCAGCAGGCACATCATTGCGTGCAGTGCAAGATGCAAGAACAAAATCAGATAAGGCTGGCAAAGCCTTTGATGCAAACACGGGTGGATTTAAGGAGTAAAGATGACTGCCATCGTAGGTATTCAGGGAAAAGGTTGGGCGGTAATCGCAGCAGATTCCATGACTACCTATGATGACAAGCCATACTATGCCAAAGGTGTAGACAAGGTAGTACGCAAAGGTGACTATGTATTTGCCTTTGCAGGTGATGCCATCTCTGGCAACATAGCAGAGTTTCTATGGATACCACCAAAAATTATTAAGACAATGCCACTTGATGCATTTATGCAGACAAAGGTATTGCCTTCGTTACGCGATGCCATGAAAGAACATGGCTATGAACCTGATGTGAACAAGGACCCAAACGCTGGCTTTGATGCACTCATCTGTCTTAATGGAACTATCTATGAAGTAGATGAAGAATACATGTGGTCACGAGATGACCGTGGCTTATATGCAGTAGGTAGCGGTGGCTCATTAGCACTTGGTGCATTAGCCACTGGGTTCAGTAAGAACTCAATGAAGGCTGCAGAGTTTGCAGCACGCAGGGCAATTAAGATTTCCGCTGATTACTGCATAAGTGTTGGTGGGGATGTCAAGGTAATCACACAAAAGGGGAACGAAATGGCAACAATGAAGAAGGCTGCCCCATCAAAGAAGGCAGCATACGCAGCATTTGAAAAGAAAGAACCAGCAAAAATCAAGAAGGCTGAAATGAAGAAGCCAGAATCTAAGGCTGAAAAGGCTCGTGAAACTAAGGCTGGTATGGCAATGCTTATGAAGAAGAAGGGCAAGTAATTATGTGCGCTACATGTGGATGTGGGACTAACACAGTCAACAACGATGACAACTATGGAACAGTTAACCCTTACGGTATCCCTGCTCCCGCAGTTAATAAGCCAACTACTCTCGGTGAAAAGTAATGGCGGTCGCTAAGAAAGGGATGGGCTTTGCTGCTGCTCAAAAGAGTATTGCAAAGAAGCAAGGTATCCCAATGAAGAACGCAGGAGCAATCCTTGCAGCGGGTGCACGCAGTGCATCTCCTGCTGCTAAGAAGGCTAATCCAAATCTTAAAAAGGTAGTAGGTAAGAAGGGCAAGTAATGACAGACCCAAGACTAAAGCGAGCAGGAGTTGCAGGTTTTAATAAACCAAAGCGCACACCAAGTCATCCAACAAAGTCACATGTAGTTGTGGCTAAAGAAGGCGACAAGATTAAAACTATTCGCTTTGGTCAACAGGGTGTCACTGGCGACCATACTCCTACCGCACGACAGAAATCATTTAAGGCTCGCCATGCAACAAACATTGCTAAAGGCAAGATGAGCGCAGCATACTGGGCAGATAAGGTGAAGTGGTAATGGCTAAAAAAGAAGTATGGAATAAACCAAACCCTAATAAAAAATCTACACCACTTTCACCTGCTGCTAAAGCATCAGCCAAGGCTGCTGCTAAAAAGGCTGGCAGAAAATATCCTAATCTTGTGGACAACATGAGAGCAGCACAGAAGAAGGGTAAGTAATTATGGCTACAGGTTACGAAGGCTCAACACTCGTTGCTGAATTAAATAGGCTTGCCAATGGCGGAACATATCCAGCCCGTACTGCTTTTCTTGAAGAAGCAGCAGCAGCATGCAAGTGGGCTGGGTTTTCATATATTTATGAGACTGTACATGCTTTGAATCTTAAGGCTTCTTCTACTCGTTCGCCTGCAGATTTTAAAGGTCTTAATGCAGTATGTAATGAACTTGCTGGTACCACTGGTAAGTCTGCAGTATCAGCCTTAAGGAGCATCAATCTGTGAGTACCCTTGAACAAATTACTGACCGTGTGGATACACTCCTTCACGGCTACAGCCTTAACATGGAATCAACCACATGGCTTACTGCTGCTACTGATGCATCAACTACTAGCATTTCAGTTAATGATGCAAGCGTAGTTAGCCGTGGCTTCGTACAAGTTGGCGATGAGATTATGTATGTTAACTCAACCAACAACATTGATAACATTCTTAACCTTGCCCCATGGGGTCGTGGACAGCGCGGTACTATTGCAGCAGCCCACTCTAACTCCGACAGAGTAATGGTTGCCCCATTGTTCCCACGCTATGAAATCAAGCGTGCTATCAATGACACACTCAACGCTATGTACCCACAGGTATTTGCTGTCAAGCAATACCAGTTCAACTACATTGCAGCACGCACAACCTATGACATCCCAGACGAAGTACAGAATATCTTGTCAGTAACCCACTCAGTAATTGGACCATCTAAAGAATGGCTACCAGTTCGTGCATGGCAACTAGACCGTGTTGCTAACCCAGCAGCCTTTGGCGATGGTGTTAACTTTGGACACTCCCTTGGTATCTACTCACCAGTAGTTCCTGGTCGTCCTGTGAATGTGGCTTACTCAGCACGCCCAACAATTTTTGATATTACTCCAACTGCTGCAAGCCAAGAGTTTGCAACTACTACAAAGATGCCTGACTATGCAGAAGATGTTGTCGTCTATGGCGCAGCCTTCCGTATGATTTCCTTCCTTGACCCATCACGCTTGGGTGCCCTATCTGCAGAAGCAGATGTGCTTGACAATCAGCGTGGAGCGCGAAGCGGTGAGAACGCAGCACGCTTCTTGTTTAATGTATACACAACTCGTCTTAACGAAGTGGCGGAGAACCAGCGCCGTCAATTCCCTATTCGTTCACACTACCAGAGATAGCAGGTAAACCATGGCAGCAGGCGACCCAGGTACTAAGAAGCGGAACTACTCCGCAACAGCGATTGAAACAACGCTTGTCAGTTCAATGACATCAGCAGCGACAGGTGACACAACAACCTCCGTTGCTGTTGTATCTGTCAGCGGTTTTCCTAGCACAGTACCCTTTACTTTAATCCTTGGACCAGACACCAACAAAGAAGAAGTAGTTACAGTAACTGCAATCGCGGGAACTACCCTTACTGTTGTCCGTGGTCAAGATTTAACACAAGCAGTTGCTCACTCTGCGGGTACATCTGTACGCCACGGTGTATCTGCTCGTGAGTTCAAAGAACTGCAGACACACATTGCAGCCCGTGGTTATGATGCTGACTCAGCACTTCTTAATGGTGTTGATTCACATGTGCACGGACTTGCATCGGGCGATGGTTCAGTGGTTGGGTCTGACCAATCAGTAACCCTTACTCGTAAGACCCTCACAACACCTACGGTCAATGGTGCTACGCTTACTGGCACAGTAACTGCAACAACTGCAACTATTGCCAGCCCTACAATTACTAGCCCTACCATTTCAGGTAGCCCAGTTATTACTGGTCTTTCATCTGCTGGTATGTCTACATCATCGGCTGCACCTAAGTCTTATGTAGATGCATTGATTACTACTAATGCAGCCTATGCAACTGCTGCAGCCACTAGCGCTACAAGCGCTGCTACATCAGCCACAAGCGCAGCAACTTCTGCATCATCAGCATTAACTTCTCAAACCGCTGCTGCCACTAGCGCTACAAGCGCTGCTGGTAGCGCAACGGCTGCTGCTACCAGTGCCACAAGTGCTGCTGCTTCGGCTACCGCTGCTGCTGCTTCTACTTCTGCTGCTGCTGGTTCTGCTAGTGCTGCTGCAACTTCTGCAACATCGGCTGCTGCATCAGCAACTGCTGCTGCTGGTTCTGCTACCACAGCCTCAGGCTCTGCAGCCACTGCCGTCACTAATGCAACTAATGCAGCAACAAGTGCTACAAGTGCAGCCACAAGTGCAACATCTGCTGCAGCAAGCGCAACTTCTGCTGCTGCATCTGTAGCAACTATCGCTGGCTATTCAACTACAGCATCTAATAGTGCTGCTGCTGCTGCAACAAGTGCAACCTCAGCAGCAACTTCTGCCACAAGTGCAGCAACAAGTGCTACAAGTGCTGCTACTTCTTACACAGCAATCGTTGACCAAACTGGTCGTGGACTTGTTCGTGATATGGGTAGTATTGCAGATGCTGATACAACCTCAGATACTTATGTTGGTATTACTACACAAGTAACCCAGGCTACAGCCCAGGCTACAGCAGCAGCAACGAGCGCTACAAGTGCTGCAACTAGCGCAACTAGCGCTGCTAACAGCGCAACCACAGCAAGCAACTGGGCTATACAACTTGTTACTCCAGTAAGCGGAAGCGATTATTCTGCAAAATATAATGCTAATCTAGCAACAACCTCAGCCACATCTGCAGCCACATCAGCAACTAGCGCAGCAACCAGTGCAACGGCTGCTGCTACCAGTGCTACATCCGCTGCAGCATCTGCAACGGCAGCAGCCACAAGCGCTGCAAGTGCTGCTACATCTGCAAGCACCGCTGCAGCAGCAGCATCGGCTGCAGTCAGTGGTAAATTAGACCTTGCTGGTGGCACTATGACTGGCAACCTTATTCTTAATGCTAACCCAACAACCGCACTAGGTGCTGCTCCTAAGCAGTATGTAGATTTAGTTGTAGCAGGCATTAACTTTCACCCTCCAGTAGTAGCAGCCTCGGTCAGCAACCTTTCGGTTGTTTACAGCAATGGCACTGCTGGCGTAGGAGCAACTCTTACTGCTGATACTAACCGTGCTTTTAGCACGCTTGATGGACAAACAGTAACCATTGGTCAGCGTGTGCTTATTAAAGACCAAACAACACAATTACAAAATGGTATCTATACATTAACTACTGTTGGCAGCGGTTCAGTGCCTTGGGTATTAACCCGTGCCTCAGATGCAGATAACAGCGTTGCTGGCGAAATGGCTAATGGCGATGTTATCTTTACTATTGGTGGAACAACTAACACTGGTAAGACTTTTGTTAACTCATCAACAGGAACAATTACTATTGGTACGACTGCCATTACATACAGTTCGTACTACACAGGACTTCCAGCCCAAACTGGTAGTGCTGGATATTTCTTAACCACAGATGGAACCGCTCCTTCGTGGGTTAGCCTCTCAGATTGGGGAACAGTATAATGGCATTTGCCTTTCAACGCCGTAGGGGTACAACTTCTGCCCACTCAACCTTCACTGGTCTGTTGGGTGAACTAACAGTTGATACCGATAAAAAAACCGTAGTAGTACACGATGGCTCAACAGCAGGTGGAACACCTCTATCTAAGCAGCGTGCAACTACTGGTACAACATCTGGTACAACATACACACTAGCCCTTGCTGATGCTAACAACATTGTTACCACAACATCAGCATCAGCAGTAACTATCACAGTTCCACCAAGCGTATTTGCTGCGGGAGATAACATTACAATCCTTCAAGATGCTGCTGGACAAGTGACATTTTCTGCTGGCTCAGGTGTTACTATTGTTTCTACTGGTGCCACAACAGCAGCGCCTAAGATTCGTGCAGCCTACGCAGGTGCTACCGTCTACTACAAAACAGGAGGCGCTTCACCTACGGTTACAATCGTGGGAGATATTGCCTAATGACACCAATAATTAAAGGCATTGTTGCCTCTGGAATATCAGGGCATCTAACTCCACCACAGGGCACAGCCTCAGGAGGCACTGCCTATCCTTCTGGTGGCTACATATATCGTTTGTTTAATGCCACTGGTACTTTAACCGTTTCTACTTACCCTCTTACTGCTGTTAATATCCTTATGGTTGCAGGCGGTGGCGGTGGCGGAGATTACGGCGGAGGTGGCGGAGGCGCAGGTGGCGTACTTTTACGCACGAATCAAACTTTGCCTGCTGGCACATACCCTGTAACTGTAGGCGGTGGTGGAACAGGTTATCCTTCTGCTGGTGGCAAGGGTAACGACTCAGTATTTAATAACAACACAACTGCTGGTCAATATGCAGAAGGTGGTGGTACTGCGTACTACTCAAGCCTTCCTGCTCCAAACCTTAACGGTGGTTCAGGCGCTGGTGGTGGTTCTTACAACACCGTAACTGGCGGAACTGCAAGTGGTAACGGTCTAGGCGGTAATGGTTCTAACTCATCTGGTGCTTCTTATTCAGGTGGTGGAGGCGGAGCCTCAGGTCCATCTACAGCCCGTGGAAGCGGAAATGTGGGCATTGGTGCCGATGGCGTTAATACCTATTCTGCTTATGCAACAGCAACTGGCACAGGCGCAGATAGTGGATACTACGGTGGCGGTGGAACCGCTGGTCGTACAGGTCCTGGTGGCGTTAACGGTTCAGGTTTGGCAGGTGGTCTTGGTGGTGGCGGTCAAGGTGGTCGCCGTGAATCATCTGGCGCTGATGGTACTGCAGGCACTGCCTATACAGGCGGTGGCGGTGGAGGCGGAGGTTCAGGCGGTCCTGGTGGAACTTACCACTCAGGTAAAGCGGGAGGCTCAGGAGTTGTAATTGTGAGGTACACACCATAATGGCACATTTTGCAGAAATTGTAGACAATGTAGTAGTTAGAGTTCTTGTTGTTCCTGATGAGCAGCAACACCGTGGGCAAGATTATCTTGCCAATGATGTCGCACTTGGTGGCACATGGATTCAAACTTCATATAACACTTTTCAAAATACACATACTAATGGTGGCACTCCCCTTCGCGGGAATTACGCTGGCATAGGTATGATTTATGACCCAGAAAAAGATTTGTTCTATGGTCCTAAGCCGTATCCGTCTTGGGTATGGAGTGATGCCAAGGCTAACTTTGTACCGCCAGTTGACATGCCTACCGATGGCGCAGGCTATGTGTGGGATGAATCACTAATTAACTGGAGAGTCTGGAACGCATAGTGTATACTGATATGGATTCCTTAGGAGGAT